TCATAGTGTAGACTATGTTAGAGGTATGCATTTAATGCTTCAACACCATGAGCCAGATGATTTTGTACTAGCTACAAATAAGGTTTACGGAGTTGATGATTTGTGTAGACTAGCATTTAAGCATATTGAGATAGATAACTGGCGTGACCATATTGTTCTCGCTGACAAAGGGCGGCCTGCCGACGTTAAACACCTACAAGGTGATTATTCTAAAGCTAAAAATCTTCTTGGTTGGGAGCCTCTTATCTCGTTTAAGAGTATGATTGAAGAAATGGTCGAAGCTGATCTAAGAAGAGTAAGAGAAATAAAGGAGAAGATTTAATGAGTGTAATAGTTTTAATTAAAGATGGAGAAATTGTTGGTTATGCAGATGGAGAATCTCAAGCTAAAGAGCTGTCAGTGTTATTTGGACTTAGTTATATGAGAATAAACAAAGGTGTTGGCCACGAATTAATGAATGGTAGAGATATGTATGCTGTTGAATTCTATAACCTACCAGAATCAGATCCCGAAGAAGAGCTAAAAGTCCAGAGTGTTTCAGTAGTAAAGTACACCGAGGCAACTAGAACCTCAACTAACGGTAAACAATATGTATTAGCTAGTAGCATAAATGAAGCAGTAGATCTAGCTACCACTAAGATTACAGCAAAAAGAGTAGAATTTAGAGATGTTATTCTTAAGTCTATAACAAAGAGTAGAACGACTGGAACTTAATAAATGATAATCAGAGAAGATATGGGCTTAACTTTTGATGACGTACTTCTAGTACCTCAATATACAGAGATACATTCTAGAAAAGACGTAAACCTAAAAACAAGACTAACTAAAGATATAGAAATGGACTGCCCCATTGTATCTTCAAATATGGATACTGTAACTGAGCACGAGATGATGAAAGCTATGCAGAATGCTGGTGGCGTAGGGATACTCCATCGCTTCATGTCCGATGACTTAGTGGCCAAACAAATTGAGAAGGCTATCGAAATAGGGGTCAACCCCATCTCTTTTTCTGTTGGTATCTCTAATGACTATGTAGATACTCTTGAAAGAATCTACAGAATAGATCCTCGAAACCTTGTCAACAAAGTTGTAACAGTTGATGTAGCTCATGGTGCGTGTGATAGAGTTGTAGAAGCTATTAAATACATTAAGCATAATTACCCATTCCAAGTTATCGCTGGAAATGTAGCTACCGCTAGAACTACTGAAATTTTAGTAGATGCTGGAGCTGATGCTATAAAGGTTGGAATTGGAAATGGTAGTGTTTGCATAACAAGAAAAATAGCAGGGGCAGGCGTTCCACTTTTAACCTCTTTAATGGATTGTTTTTCTATAACTGGAGAAGACGGAATTCCTCTAATTTGTGATGGTGGGGTTAGAAATTCTGGAGACGCAATTAAAGCACTAGCTGCTGGAGCATCCTCTATTATAACTGGATCTCTCTTGTCTGGAACAGAAGAAACCCCTGGACAAATTATCGTTAAAGAGAATGGAACTAGATACAAAGTTTACCGTGGAATGGCCTCAAAAGACGCAATGATGAATTGGAGAGGCGACTCTTATAGAGATGTTGCAGCAGAAGGCGAGTCTACCTTGGTTTCTATGAAAGGCCCAGCTTCATCTGTCATACAAACACTCTGTGCCGGTGTGAGATCAGGAATGACATATTGTAACGCATTAAATCTAAAAGAACTTAGAGAAAATGCTATATTCATAAAGAACACTTCAGTGGGTTTTAAAGAGAATGGAGCCCACCTCCTAGAAGGGCAGTAAGTTATGTCTTCAAGAAAAGATAAATGGATAAAGAAGATAGATAGTGGTAAAACTATAGATTCTGGTTCTCTGAATAAAGAGGATTTAGTAGATATTGTTCAAGCCTTATCTTCTCTTGATGGGACTGTAACTCGAAGAAGCTTTGAGGAGAGAACAGATATCCCAAGATCAGTTATTGAAAAAGAGTTTGGTACTTTTACACAGTTGAAATCTGAAGCTGGACTCATTCCGTCTCGCACAGAACGTAAAATGTTAAACAGCATTGCTAAGCACTCCTCATTAGATAAAATTAGATCTATCTCAGAGGAGAGAAAATCTTGGGGTGCTAGGTACCTAAAGCCCAATAACAATAGGTATAAAACATGCCTAATGTTTACTGACATACATGACGAGATGTGTGATGCTTTCGCACTAAGAGTCATGCTGGATACAATCAAACGAATAGATAGTTTAGACAACATAATAATTGGCGGAGATCTTTTTGACATACCTGAATTCGGTAAATATTTTGTAGATCCTAGAACCTGGGATGCATCTGGTAAGATAAAATTTGTACACGAGAAGATACTTAAACCATTAAGAAAAGCTGCTCCAGACGTACAGATTGACTTGATAGAGGGCAACCATGAAGCTAGGTTGCTTAATCATGTATGTGATAATTCTCCTGCTCTTATGGATATACTAAGTTCGGTTCACGGTATGAAGTTAGAAGACATATTTGGTCTTGATAAATTTCAGATCAATTATGTTGCTAAAAGTGATCTAACAGCGTGGACACCTGCCGATACTAGAAAAGAAGTATCTAAGAATTATAAGATTTATCATGATTCTTTTATAATAAGTCACTTTCCTAGTGCAAGAATGAAAAGCGGTATGCCGGGCGCACATGGACACCACCACAAATATCAAGCATGGCCAATGTTCAATCAAACCTTCGGTAGCTATACTTGGCACCAACTTGGAGGTTTCCACATAGCAGACGCATCTTATGCCGATGGTACTCCGTGGAATACAGGAATGATGCTAATACATGTCGATACTAAAACAAATCAAACAAACTGGGAGTATGTAAACATAAGCGACTTTGCAGTTGTTGGGGGGAAATATTATGAAAGAGAAAAGGGGGAGTTTTTAATCAAATGAATAAAAAAGTAGAGTTCCCAAACGAAGCTTCTAAGTTCGTTTATTACAGAACATACTCTCGGTGGATTGAAGAGAAGTCCAGAAGAGAGAACTGGAATGAGACTGTAGATAGGTACATAGAATTTCTTGAGAAGCAAACTGGGGACAGGGTTCCTCAGAAGGTCTTTAGAAAAGCTAAGCAGTACTTGCTACAGTTCTCTTCAGTCGGGAGCATGAGGGCTATCTGGGCGGCTGGAGAGGCCGCTGAGACCAACCATGTAACCTTGTACAACTGTTTAACTTCTGAGGCTGAATTTATATCTTCTAATGGAGTTAAATCATTCAATGATTGTTTCGATGGACAAGAACTAAGTGTTCTAACACATTCGGGGAATTGGAAGAATGCTGTAGTTAGAAAATATGGGACAAAGCAAGTTGACAATATAACATTTAAAAAAGGAGGTAGAGGGTCTGACTTCAATGTTAAGGCTACTCCAGATCATAGGTGGATACTGCCTGATGGATCTATCACAACTAGCCTGTCAGAAGGGGATAATGTTTTATCTGCTCCAAGCATCTGGAATTGGGATTTTGGAGACGCAACACCAGAGGAGAGGTTGTATTGGGCTTATGGTTACGTCTATGGAGATGGAACCGTAAACAAAACCAGTAGTGGTGATTATTCTATGGTTAGACTGTGCAATAAAGATAGACATTTTGCAAAGAGGTTTGAAGACTTAGGTTTTAAAACGTCGTCTAGTCATTCTCTTAATGGTGATTTTATGGCTTACACTGGTTCTTACAAAAAGACTCTGCCAGACTTAGGAAAAGATCCTATTAATCTAATAAAGGCATTTATGGCCGGATTTATGGATGCCGATGGGACCAAAAATACTAATAGACCTGGAGAATGGCTATCAATCCAACAAAGTAGAGAGGAGTCTATAGAATTTCTTCGTAAGGCTCTTCCAATGTGTGGTCTATACATTTTAAGAGAAGATGATTACACTGGACAAGAAACAAACTTCGGAATTAGAGGTAAGACTTCTAGATTCGTTATATCTGAGAATAAGGCTACATCCATAAATGCAATGTGGAGAGTTGTGTCAATTGATAATTCTGGAGAAGAAGAAACTTGGTGTCTAGAGGTAGAAGATGATCAATCATTCGTCATGCCGAATGGTATAACAACAGGAAACTGCGCTTACCAAAATGTAGACTGTGTAGACGCATTCGCTGAGTGTCTCTATATCCTTATGTGTGGAACTGGATATGGATTCTCAGTAGAGGGCAAGCATATAACTAAGCTTCCTGTCATTGAAGCAATGCACGGTGATGGAATTGGTACTTCTGTTATTGAGGATTCTAAAGAAGGCTGGGCAGATTCTATTAAGCATCTAATGACAGCTCTATATGCTGGAAAGGATCTAGAGTTTGACTACTCTCTACTTAGACCCAAAGGAGCTAGACTTAAGAAGTTCGGTGGAAGAAGCTCTGGACCAGCCCCTCTAATCTCTCTACATGAGTTCATAAGAAAGACATTCTCAGAAGCTCAAGGCAGAAAGCTAAAATCAATAGAATGCCTCGACCTGCTAAACAAGATTGCTGAGATAGTAGTAGTTGGTGGAGTCAGAAGAAGTTCTGAGATCAGCCTATCCGATCTAGAAGATCAAGATATGTCCACAGCTAAGAACTGGCCTTTCCCTCTACATAGGGCTATGTCAAATAACTCTGCTGTCTACCACATAAAACCTGGACCCATTGTCTTCATGAAAGAGTGGGCGAACATGGCTGACAGTGGAAGCGGAGAAAGAGGGATTGTTAATCTAGAGGGAGCTAAAAAAAGAGCACCAGAGAGAAGGAATTCTACTAAGCTTGAGGGCGTTAATCCTTGTCAACCTGGATACGCAACAGTTTTAACACCAGATGGAATAAAAACTTTTGATGACATTGAAATAGGGTCAACTATTTGGTCTGGAAAACAATGGACAAAAGTTACAAATAAAGTAATGACGGGTGTTAAAGATGTTTATGAATATAGAACCACCAGAGGTCGATTTATTGGAACGCCTAATCATAAGATAATTGAAAATGGTGAACGGTGTGAAGCTAAGGATGCAAAAGCTATTGATTCTGTAGTTGGACCTAATATTAAAAGTTTAGCTAAGCTAGATTCTCAAAATATTTTAGATGGATTAGTCATAGGAGACGGCGGCAAGCATAAAGCTAGTAATAATTTAATAGGATTATATATAGGCGAGAAAGATCAAGATTATTTTGATAGCGAAGTCTCACACTTGATTGGCAAACATAGACCGTCTATAAAAGAGTCTTTTTATGAAGTAAAAACAACCATAAATCATGGGTGCCTTTCTCCAATATTTGAAAGAGTGGTCCCAGATAATTTTTATTATGGAGATTTAAATAAGATGCGCGGGTTTCTTAGAGGTCTTTTTTCTGCAAATGGCTGTGTGAATAATGCTAACAGGATTGAATTAAAACAATCTAGTTTATCTTTGATAAATCAAGTTCAAGACATGTTGTCTGCTTTAGGTATAAGTTCTTATATAACACATAATAAGCCTAAATTAATAAATTTTAATAATGGAGATTATGTTTGCAAAGATAGTTATGCTATAAATATTACTTCAGATAGAGAAAATTTTATGAGCCAGATTGGTTTTATTCAAAAATATAAACAAATAGAACCTATGGAAACTAGACCAAAATCTAAAACCTCTAATATTAAAACTGTTGAACACTTAGGACAAGAGGCAGTCTATGATATAACAGTAGAGGCAGAAGAACATACATATTGGACTGGCGGATGCTTGGTTTCCAATTGTGCTGAGATCCTACTAAGGTCTAAACAGTTCTGCAATTTGACAGAAGTAGTAGTCAGAGCTGAAGACGATCTTGATGATGTGTTGGACAAGATCGAGACAGCGACTTGGCTAGGTGCTATTCAATCTACACTAACAAAATTCCCGTATCTATCTCCTCAGTGGGCAAAGAACTGTAGAGAGGAAAGACTGCTTGGTGTTTCGTTGACTGGACAAATGGACAATTACGCTATGATGTCCAACCCCTCCATGATAAAGGCAATGAAAGCTAAGGCTTTAAAAATAGCTAAAAAAGCCTCCAAAATACTAGGGATCAACTTCTCCGCAGCCGTCACATGTGTCAAGCCATCTGGCTGCCAAAAGAAAGACACAATACTTCTAACGTCTAATGGAATTTTGTCTCTAGAGGAGATTGGCGATACAAAAGGAGAAACGTGGCAAAATCACAACATGCTTGTAGCATCACAATCCGATGATAAAAGAAGCACTAAGTTTTTTGTAAATGGCAAGGCTAAAACCAAAAAAATCCACATGAGGTCTGGAATTGTTCTTGAGAGTACACACAATCATCAGTACAAGACGTTGCGGGATGCTGGATTAGTTTGGTCTCGGGCAGATGAGATTCAAGAGGGTGATGTTTTACCATATAAAATTGGAGGATATGAATTTGGTGAGGTTCAAAGTCTTTACTCCGTAGACAAGCCTTATTGTAATGTCAAAGAAATGAAGCAGCCAGATGTTCTATGTGAAAAATTAGCATACATCATTGGCCTCTACGTTGGAGATGGCTCAAACCACAACAAGGGAATCAGGATTGCTGGAAACGCAGAGGATATGGGGCCACTAAATAAAGCCAAGGGTTACATTAAGGATCTTTTTGGACTCGACGGTATTATTTATAAAAGAACCCAAGGAAACAATGCTGACCTGTACATAAATTCTACTTGGCTAAAAGCTTTCCTAAGTGCCAATGGCTTGACAAAGAACAAGACTGACGATGTGGATATTCCACTATTGGTTCGCAAGTCTACGACATCTGTTATTTCTGCTTTCATAGATGGATATAGAGATGCAGATGGTCACATAACTAAACACGGAGAACATGTTTTTTGTACAATCTCTAAAAAAATGTCAGAGCAATTACCAGTTGTTCTCAGGGCTCTTGGCTCCGTGTGTTCCGTAAAACTAATGCCACCAACTAAGACTAGTTGGGGTGAAAATATGAGATATAGAATCACTACAAACAAGGGGTGGTCAGGCGATTATTCGCACAGTGGCCTAGGTAGATTCTATTTTCAGTTGGAAAAAATGAATCTTAAAAACCAATATGTCCCAGATGTTGTGGATTTTATTGAGGATTCTGAATGTGAAACTTTTGACATAGAGGTTCCTGAAAACAATAGGTACATTGCAAATAGCTATATTAGCCATAATACGGTTTCACAGCTAGTCAACTCTTCTTCTGGTTTGCATCCGCGATGGTCCACTTTCTATATTCGTCGCTACAGAATTGCTTCCATAGATCCTCTATTCAAAATGATGAAGTCGCAGGGTCTAGATATGACACCTGAGAATGGTCAGAGAAAAGAAGACTGGGTTAAAGCTCAAGATGGCGAAACCTCCCTATCTACTATATATGAAAAAGGGAAACGCTGGACGGAAGATAAGGTTAATACCTGGGTAGTCTCTTTCCCTATTAAATCTCCTGAAGATTCTATAACTAGAGAACAACTAACTGCAATGCAGCAGCTAGAGCACTATAAGCTACTACAAGAGAATTGGTGTGAGCACAACGCTAGTGCGACTATCTACGTAAAAGATGATGAGTGGCTAGAGGTTGGCAATTGGGTCTACAAGAACTGGGATTACATTGCTGGAGTATCCTTCCTGCCCTTCGATTCTGGGGCATATGAACAGGCTCCATATGAAAAAGTTGATGAGAAGAAGTATAACAAGATGCTTAAGGAAATGCCCATAATTGACTACAGCCAACTAAGCATGTTTGAACTAGAAGATGGGACCACTGGATCTCAGGAGCTTGCATGTGGAGGGGGTGGTAGCTGTGAAATCAAATAATGAAAAGCTGCATTACTCACTAGGTTTTGTTAAAGCTTCTAAAAATTTCAGAACGCAAGGCTACGACATAAGAATAAGTATCAAATATTCTGACACAGTAGAAGAAGTATGTAGTGAGATTAAAAAACTAGGTATTAAAACCTATTGTAATAAATATTTCAATACTGTGAATTTATTCCTAGGCAGAGATGCCATGCATTCTAACAGTGAACAAGACGTAGATTCATTGCTAAAAAGCGGACTACTAGACTCTGAAGGAATACCTACATCAAAGAACAAGATTGATACAATTGCATTCATTAGAGGCATGTATGAATTTAACAGAATGTTTGGAGAAGAGGATACAACCTCTATAAGACTAACTGATAGTCAACTTAAATTTATAGAATCTATAGTTGAATCTAAGCCCATATTCGAAGGTGGAAACACTTACAGATGGCCCGAACATGAAAAGCTAGATTTTTTAACTACTCTATATAGAAATTCTGGCTTTCATGATAAATATACATATAAAGAATATTCAGTAGCCAGAATAAATATATCAAATATCAAAAGCTATAATGCAAAATTCAGCTTTGAATTTGCTAAAACAAGAGAAGATGCAGTAAACCCATTTAAGGCTAGGGCATCTGACTCAGGCTTCGACATCACTCTTTTAGAAAAAAGTGGGAACATTGGCAAGGTAGAAATGTACTCTACTGGTATAATTGTTAAGCCTGATCTGGGTTGGTACTTTATTCTGGCTCCACGTTCTTCGATCATAAAGAGTGGCTACATACTAGCTAATGGAGTTGGGATAATTGACAGATCGTATAGAGGAGAGATAAAAGTCCCTTTGATTAAGATAGATGAGTCTATGCCAGATTTAGAGCTACCATCAAGGTTAGTTCAACTTGTTCCGACTCCTATCGTAGACTTTGATTTTCAAGAGAAAGAGATCGGTCATCTTGGAAAGAGTGGTCGCGGAGAGAAGGGATTCGGAAGCTCAGGACTAAGGTAAGGTCAATATGGAATTAGATACACTGAACGTAGTTGCAAAGCCTACTTTTTCATCAATTAAAAACGTTGTAAGAGCAAACGATGATATTAAGTCTTTTGTTATAGATGCAGATGATGAGCACTATGACAATAGAAAAATTATGAGACACGTAATATCTTGTTCGTCTAAAAGCTTCAATGCACACTTCATATGCTCTTTGCATAACATATCTAGCATTCTAACTTGTGTTAAAGAAATAAATGGGAAACTAATAGAATGCGAGATAGGTGTAGACGTATCTACATACATCTCAAAAGATCTTAGAGACCCTATTTTTCTTGCAAGTATATATCAATACGAAGACGGTTACACTACTTTAAATATTAATCGATCTAAAGTATTTGATACAAAGATAGAAATACTAAATCTAATATTTAACAACTTTATTTATAAAACTATCGAAAAAGATGCTATTGTATGTATTGGCAACGAATTTGCTACAAGCTTTATATCAGATATAAAAGAAAGTTGCAGATACTTTGTAGGCATAACAAACATAATGCCAAATGTTGAAGACTTTATCCATCAAGGAGTTAGAATTGTTAAAAGGCTGTAATTTTGATAAATTGGGATGATATAAATCTCCCTAGTGGAATAACTAGGGAAAAAATGTGGGAAGACATTATGAGCATAGCTAATGTTAAATCAAGACACCATGCTAAGCTTAATAAGTTCTGGTTTACCAAGGAAGACCTAGAACAAGAAATAATTATAAAGCTTTTAAAAGCTCTTCATAAATTTGATCCCAGCAAGGCATATCATGAAAAATACATGTTATACTTCTCTAGGTGTGCAGACAATATAGTCGCAGATTTAAAGAGAAAGCATCTATATTTTCACAAGCTTCCGTGTAAAACCTGCCCAATGTGGGACAAGATAAAAAGCAAGCGTGGAGAGCATGATTGTAGAAAATACGTAAATAAAGATAGCTGTGACCTTTACGAAAGATATATTACACTCTATAAGTCTAAATACATGCTAGGATCTACTTATGGTAATTATACAACTAGTAAGCCATCTCTTTATGATGGAGATTCTTCTTCTGAGGTAAGTGGCTATATGCACAGTACTTCTGGAACTAGTGCCTCTGAGTATCAAGAGGCCATATTTGAAAACATAGATTTCAACGAATTCTTGGAAAACAAACTAACAGGGTTGGCCTATGACGTATTTAAACTATTAGTAGGATTCAATTATGACTGTTCAAAGCTTCAAGACGGTGATCTTGATATATTAAAAGATGAAATATCTCATATCTATAAAAGAGGCGGAGAATAATGAGTAAGAAAAAAGGAAGATTCGATAAGAGCGAAGAAGCTTTTATAAGGCAAAATTTTCTTAGTATGAGTGATAAAGACTTAGCAGATGCTATAAACAGAGATAGAAATTCTATAATTCAATATAGAAAAAGAAACAATTTAAACAAACAAGGCTCTAAGGTTACAAAAAAGAGCAATACAGATAATGATATGAAGAAGAAGGCATTCGTCAATAGCATGTCTGATGGAGAAAAGAAGAGAGTCTTTCTAGATGAGCTGCGGGCAACTGCTCAATACAGAACAACCATTAAATCAATAGATGATTTAGAGAAACAGTTCTACGAAGAAAGATATCTTGAATTTATGATGGACCCAACGGTAGAAACAATGACTGCTTCAGAAAAAGATACTCTTCATAGAAAAACCATATCTGAAATAAGGATGATTAGGTATCTAGAAGATGAGAAGAACTTTAGAGACACTGGTAGTCAAGCTAGTAGGTCCAGAGAGATTCAGGAGTGTCAAGACACCATCTATAAGTGTGAAAAATCGCTCAACGTGACAAGAGAGCAAAGACTAAAAGACAACCAAGATCAAAGCATAACCTTTACCAATATAATCAAAGAACTTCAAGATCCTAATAAAAGATCAGAAATAGGATATGAAGCTGCTATGCTTAAATATATGGCTGAACTTCACTATGAAAAAAACATAGGATTAACAATATATGCAGGGGACGACTCTACTGTCAATGTAGATGAAAACTTTGTAAATGGAAAGAAACCAGAACAGTTCACAGAAGACTTTTTGGGGAGGAACAATGGCAAAGAAAAATGATTACCCTAGGCCAATAATAATTATTGACTCTAGAGAGAGAGAGCCTTTTAAATTCAGAGCTAGTTCAACATGTGATGGTTACGAAATAGCCAAACTAGATGCTGGAGATTATTCTATTAAGGGTTTTGAAAATCTAATAACTGTAGAGAGAAAGAATTCCATAATAGAACTTTGTGGAAACCTAGGTAAGAATAGAGTTAGATTTGAAGCAGAGCTTGAGAGAATGAAATCTATTAAATTTAGATATGTTATAGTAGAAGATCATTGGGCTTCAATATTTCAATATAAAAAACACACTACTTTAAGTGGTCCAACTATTCTTGGGTCAATTTTGGCATTTAATCTTAAATATGGAGTACAGTTTATTTTTGCTGGAGACAGAAAACAGGCCCAACAGATAACTAGAAACCTACTGATTAAAGCATACAACTACAGAATGGATGGAATAGTTTAATGGGGATATTCAACCATGACTATGACTGGATGAAGGGATTACCTCCAGCCGCACTACTTAAGAATCCATTAATGGATGCCCCAAATGAACTTAGAGAGAAAGACGAGTTGACAGAGTTTTATAAGCTCTCCAATCCGTTCTACTCTCCTATTTTTGGCATCAAATATATAATGAATATTAACTTATTGGAACATCAATTATCTATGATTCTTGCAATGCTTAAGTTTAAATTCCCGATGCTGCTTTTGTCTCGTGGAGCGGGAAAGTGCGTAAGAGGGGACACTCTAGTTCATACTTCTAGTGGAATGATGAAAATAGAAGAAGTTATAGGGAAAGATAATCGAGACATAGTGAGGCCAGAGTCTCACAGTGTATTCAACGGCGAATACTATGAGAATACGGCATACTCTGTTGTAAACGCAGAGGATAATACAAAGCTTATAAGGCTATCCAATGGGTCTGAACTGGAAGGAACTCCAGAGCATAAAATTCAGATAATAGATAATGAGCTTGGTACACCAACCTGGAGAAGATTAGATGAAGTTGAAGTTGGTGACATTGTTAAATTGTCATATGGCTCTAATGTGTACCCAGTTTACACTGGAGACTTATCGGAAGATGACTTTTACTTCGTCGGACTAATGACCGGAGATGGAGGTTTATCCTGCGACAGAATGACAACCCTAAGCAGTGCAGATGATTTCATTATAGAGTCAGCTAGAAAAACAATGGAAGAACATGGCATGTACCTAAAACATGTCGCTAATTATGATTACAAGTGCTACGGAAAAAAGAATAGAAAATATATTGAAGATAAATTTGATCTAAATTACAGCTTATCTTATGACAAAGAAATACCTGTAAAAATAAGAGCAGGGGATAAAAAGAGACTTGGTGCGTTTTTAAGTGGACTATTTGACTCAGATGGGGGCTGTGAAGGGGACAGAATGGTCACATTTTGTTCAGTTTCCAAAACTTTAGCATCCCAAGTTCAAGCAATTTTATTGAATATGGGAATAGACTCTAGTCTTAGAGAAAAGAAAACTAATAGTGATTTCGGGAAAGCCTATGTAGTTTCAATATATGGAGAAAATCTACTTAAATTTAGGAAAGACATAGGATTTAGACTTCCAAGGAAAAAGGAGCAACTAGATAATATTTGCAACAGAATGAGCGAAACCGAGTTTAACTCAAATGTTGACATATATCCTTTTGCCGATGTAGCTAGAAAAATAGTTTCAGAGTTAAAAGAACAAGGAGTAAAAGGGTTATCTCCTAGTGGGTTTTCAGAATATAATTCTTCCACGTATGGGCTTACAAAAAAGAAAATATACAGACTTCTCAATATCTGTGTAGAGAACAAGTGGACATCTGGGAGTACTATTGAACTATCTAGACTTATAGACTCTAATTACATATATAGAAAAGTCGAACATAAAGAAGACTCAAGGTGTGTAACATACGATTTCAACATACCAGGAACACACTCATTTGTTTCCAATGGAATGATATCTCACAACACCATGATGCTGGCGATATATGCAGTTTATCACGCAGTAATGTTCCCAAATACAAGGATAATACTAGTGTCAGCATCTTTCAGGCAATGTGTAACTGGAGATACTTATATAATGACTAACAAAGGAATGATAAGAGTTGACCAACTTAAATCTAAGCCTGAGTACATTGTGTCATCTGAGGGGTACCAAAAATGTCTTGACTTTTGGGAAAACGAAGAGCAAGATACTATAAAGATTAAGTCAGAGCTTGGAGTCCAACTAGAGGGTTCTACTGGACATAAAATACTAATAGTTAATGGTGACGGAGAGCTAGAGTATCGTGAGTTAAAAGACGTAAAAGAAGGGGACTACTCTGTAGTATCTAAGCCTGAACTTTGGAACAAAGATAGTGTATTTATCGGAGACATGATTCCAGATGATCCATATGATAGATGTAGCTTCCCTCAGGTTATAGATGAAGATCTTGCATATTTTATGGGATCCTTAGTGGGAGATGGCTGCTTAACTCAAAAGAACTACTTGTTGTTTATAAACAAAGAAAAGGAATATTTAGATATAATGGAAAAATTATATTGTAGGTATTTCAACAAAAGCCCAAATATTAGCATCAAGAAAGATGGTGTGACCCAAATATCAAAGGGTTCCGTCGTAGGTTGGGGTCTCTTTGAGAGATTTGGACTAGCAGGGAAAAAGTCTTATGAAAAATTTATACCAAGTCAAATTCTTCAATCTCCGAAGTCTGTTCAGTCCAGTTTCATAAGAAGCCTATTTGATTCAGATGGCGGCGTATATGATCAAGTTACCAAGAACAAGGTTTCTTTCGCCACAACGTCAGATGTCTTAGCTAGGCAACTGCAAACTGCTCTTCTTAACTTTGGCATAATTGCCGGGCTGTCTGAAAACAATTCAGGAAGAAAAAGAACCCTATTTCAATTAGAAATATGTTCAAAGGAGTCTATATTGAAGTTTAAAGAGGAAATAGGATTCTCTTTATCTAGAAAAATGGACAAACTTAATTTTGTTTGTGATAAAATCATGTCAACAAACAGAAGGAGCAATAGAGATATTATTCCTAATATTGGTAAACATATGAGAGAAGTGATGGATTCTATAACTAGCTTTAGAAAAGAAAATAGAGTTAATTCAGATCCAATAAGAAGTCTTCTTATTTGTTCTAACTATGAAAAAAGCAGCTTCACTAGAACTTATGTTGAAAGAATAATATCTTACTGTCAAAACAACAATATAATCTGTGACAGTTTGAATAAGCTTCAATCAATGATTAGAAGCGATTTTCACTATAGTAAAATTGTCTCAAAGGAAAACAAGAGAAATAAAACATATGATTTTTCAGTTGACAAAGTGCATGATTATTTTTCAAATGGCTTAATCAGTCACAACTCCAAGTTGATCTTCTCTGAAATTAAAAGAATATATGATAAAGCGCCAATACTAAGATCTATGTCTGATGGTGAGCCCAGAATTGGAACAGATACCTGTAGATATAGTGTTTGCGGATCTTCTATAACAGCTCTACCACTAGGTAATGGTGAGAAGATTAGGGGAGAACGTGGTCACGTAATTATGGCAGACGAATTCGACAGCATAGACTCAGAGATATTTAACAAGGTAATCAGAGGCTTTGGTGCAACTCAATCAGATCCTTGGCAGAAGGCAAAAGAGGCCGCTCAAGACGGAGAAGAGGATTCTCTTGACAATGAGTTCATAAGTATTGGAAACAAGATAATATTAGCTGGAACTGCTGGATACACCAATGGACCATTTTATCACCAATACAAACACTATGCTGCAATTATCGCAAATCAACTTAAAGGCAAAGCTAATGAGTTTACTGACCTCTTAGGATCAGACGATGAGTATGAGGTTGACTTTAGAGATTATTGTATTGTAAAATATAGATATGATCAACTCCCAGAAGGTATGATGGATAGAAAACTAATCCAGGCTGCTAAAGCTACTATGCCTAAACATATATTTGATATGGAGTATAACGCTGAATTTGCAGATGACTCGGCTGGGTTCTTCAAGGCTAGAGATCTCAAAGAAGCCACAGCTAATTCCTTTGATGGATTTCAGATAAAAGTAAAGGGCAGAAAAGATAGAAACTACATTATGGGAGTAGACCCTGCTAGAACAATAGATAGGTTTTCTATTAGCATAATTGAGATAGGACAGCCCAATAAAGTAGTTTATCATTGGACTTGTCAAAACAAGAAATATTCTTTTGCTGCCGCGAAGATGAGACAACTAATGAGAGATTTCAATGTCATAGGTATAAACATGGACTCCGGCGGAGGAGGTATGGCTATAGAAGAACTGTTAAACATAGACAAGTCTCCAGATGGATACGACATAAAGAAAGATAGTGAGCCTAAGATTGTAAGAATAGAGGATGACTCTAGAGATGATAAAGCTATTCGTATTCTGAACATGCAGGCTTTTAATAGTAGCTGGATTGAGGAAGCTAATTCCTTACTACAAAAGAACATAGAAGATAAGAAGTTAATGTTCCCTAGACCTCACTCGGATTACACAAATGAGGAGTATGAGGATATAATTTATGAAATATCTGAACTTAAAAAAGAATTACTATCAATTACTGTAACATATACAACTACTGGGCGCAAACACTTTAATCTAAAACCCATGAACTCCAAAACTGACGACACCACTAAACATAAGGATAGATACAGTTCACTTCTTTTGTCTAACTATATGGCTTCAAAGTATGAAGACATGACTTTAAATGATAAAATAGTGGCAAGAAGAAGATACAATGATGACGACGCTATGGGTGGATGGGCAGAAGAATTTGGAAGCTCTCCAGTCTGAGATCGTATAGTAATAGTAGAGCACTAGCACTCTTTTACTGGAGAATAATATGATCAATGATGCAAATAACGAGGGCACTGACAACTCTGAAAAGCCCTCAATTAGAAAACCTAGAACAAAAAAAACTCCTTCTGAGCGAGAAACTAACATCAAGAGGTCTAAATACTTTGATGGGTTCCTTGCTAAAGAGGGAGATTTTATATCCAAATCTGACTCAGGAGCATTTGGCAGGAGCAAAGTAAAGTTCGATGGAAGCACCGAAAGATCTGGCGCAAACGAACAGCAAATAAAAGACAGAATAGGTTCGTGTCGAGAGGCATATGAGAATGTTGGAATTATAGGCAACATTATTGACCTAATGACCGACTTTGGAATAGAGGGAATAGAGATATATCACCCCTCAAAGCAAATAGAAAAGTTTTTTAAACAGTGGGCTAAGAAAGTTGCCCTTAGAGACTTGTCTGAACAAATACTAAAATGCATTTACAGAGATGGAAACGTCCCAATCTTATCCTCCACTGGAAGAATTAGTGATGCCGAAGCTGAGAAATTTAAGAGGAGTTTCGGTAAAAAGAGTTCTAATGATCATCTATTTGAAGATAAAACCTTGCAGGGTAGCAAGATAATACCTTACAAATATAGGGTATTAGATGTTATGAACCTTAGAAAAACAGGGAATGACATAATAGGAGACTATCGTTGGTCATACCAGTATAATAAAGAAGAGTGCAAAGACTTAGCAGGTAAGACTAATAGTGATTCTGTTAAAAATATAAAAAACAGTATGACAACAGAAGAGTGGGAAAGTTTCATTAAAACTGGATTAGCCACACTTGATCCAAATAGGTTTAATATGTTGTTTTACAAAAAAGATGGATATCGTTGTTGGGCCAATCCAATGCTATGGAGGGTTATTGAAGACGTAAAATTTAAAAAACAAATTAGAGACATGGACATATCCATAGCAGAGGGCGTTACAAATGTCTTAACCATTGTTAAGCTAGGAGACTCTAAAGAAGGAATTCTTCCATCTAAAAACAAATATAACAAGATGGTCAACATGCTCAAGAACCCAAGTAAATCTAAGACTATTGTTTGGGACGATCTAATTAGTGTAGAGACCGAGTATCCTCCAGTTAAAGATTTCTTCTCAGCCGAGAAATACAAGCAGGTCGATGATGACATCCGAAGTGGCCTAGGGATAGCAGAAATCTTAATCAACGGTGGTGGCGGAAACTACAGTAACTCCTTTCTCTCGGTTAAAACTCTCCTTGAGAGGCTAGAGACTGGTAGGCAGCAACTTCTAGATTTTATAACTGAGCAAGTTGAGATAGTCACTAAGAACATGGGATTCAGATCTGGACCTCACGTTAGACTTGTTAACATGTCTCTGACCAACGAAGAAATTCAAAAGAAGTTCATGCTTGAGCTATTTGACAGAAATGCCTTATCTTATGAAACTCTAATAGCTAGGTTTGGTGAGAACATAGAAATTGAGTCTAGTCGGATGATAGAAGAAGATAAAAAGAGAGATGCTATAAAAGAAGAGAGCCCGTTTGCGCTTCTTAGGGTTGGGAAATTTGGTCCTCAGTATCCAACAGGCCCACCCGGAATTTCTGAATTACTGGAGCCAAAGGAAAATCTTCCCTCAGCTCAGGAACAAAACGGCAAAGACGGGGGAAGTCCTACTGGCCCTAAAAATAGACCCAAAGTGGTTGAACCTACTAACCCAGTTGGGCAGGCTGCTACAAAGATAATCTTTACTAAAAAAGAAATAGATCAAGCTTTTGAGCATACTTATACCAGTGCAAAAATATGTGTATGTGAAGATAAAAGCTATAGCGATGCTAGGTTTATGAAGAATGAAGATTTAGACGAGGTGATGGATATACTTGTAGAAAACATTGTTCCAGCTATGATTTATGTTAAATATTCAGATAACATAGATGAAATTAATAAAACAAATGTTCCCTCTCAGATAAATGACATGATTCAAAAATCAATTAACAATCAGGTTAACGATTTTGTATCTCTAAACGGTCGCAGACCGCCAAAAGACAAGTTAAAAGAAATAACACAAAAGGCATTTGCTTTATGCAAAAACCCTACAAATTAATATTAGTGGTAGACCGTATATTATACCATGCTTAACTCTATTAACATAAATGATGAAAATATGAGTTGTTTTTTATTAAATATACAAAGTGAAGAATAGGATATACAGTGGAACTCCTAACAATAGCTATAGCTACAAATGGATATGAGATCGGGGATGTTATAGATATACGTCCCGATGGACATAATTGGGGATCAGAAGAGATGACAGATCCAATATTCAATATTATTCAGATTCCAGATGTAGACGTAGGTAGCCCTACTGCATCTGCTGCTATTGCAACATTCCTCGGCAGTATCGAGACGCGCCGCTCACGGTGGAAGATTGTGGGCACGGACCTCACAGAATATGAGGACGTAGAAGGACTTCCTTCAGTAGTTCCGCCTCCTTTACCAATAAACGCTTCTCCTATTGCTGGACAAAATAGGGGTGGTGGATAATGGCAACTGAAGTCATTCACACAGTCGGATCAGGCGGAGACTACTCGTCCCTGGTTGCGTGGGAAGCCGCGCAACAGCGGGACCTAACCCTCGCCACGGGCGACGATACGATCGCCGTAGCTGAGGTGATCGGCGGAACCAACGTAGGGAACCCCACGGGACGCGTGGACTTCCTGGGATGGACGACAACGAAGACAAACCGTGTAGTGGTTCGCGCCCAGGCGGGATCAGAGTACACAGGTACCGGAACACTCAACACATCCGAAGCTTATATGCAAGGCAACCCTGGTGGGAACAATGGGCTCCTGTTCCCGAGGTGCGATATCCTGGTTCAGGGTATTCAAGTCGATTGCGCTATGACGGGAACGTCGAAGTGTCTGTACTCACTGGTTGGTGCGAACTCTGTATCTATAGATAGCTGCCTGCTAATCTCGACGCAAGCAACACCGGCAGATGCATCTAACCAAGAGGGTCCGATATTTGATGTAATCGGACCTAACGACATTTGCGAATTCACAAACAACATTTTTATCTACAACGCGAATGGTGCCACAGGGCAACTAAACACCTGCTTTATTCAGGCGACGGCATTGAGCGCCCTCACTCACACATTCTACAACAACACAGTCATTGTTAACGATAAGCCCAGCGGAACCTGCATACTTCTTAATATTAGGAACGCGGATACATGGGACTCAAACAACAACTACTTCTCGCGCTCAGTTGAGTCTTCTACTATCTACAACGACATTCTCCTTGCTACAATCAACCGAGGGGCCAACGACGCGACGAGCAATGCAGAGGCAATTACGGCCTCCTTAAGAAACGTTCCATATAATACGGACACGTTCACCAATGTCACGGTCGGGACAGAGAATCTTACTCCCAACTATAACGGACTCCTCTTTGACACGGGAGCGGACCTTACTGCTCAGGGAATAACGACTGACATGATTGGTACAACTCGCCCTCTGGGCGCTGGGTATGATATCGGAGCGTTAGAACAAGAGGATTTTCCTCTTGTAGCAGAATTTAGTCCACTGGGTAAAAGCATATTTGTTGATGCAAGCGGAAACTTATTAACTAGCTCTAATCAGGCTTCTGCTCCCTATATATATGCTTTTGGACAAGAGGGAAACCCAATGGCAACAGATTTAAACGGAATGCTTTTGACTAAACTAGTTACTCAAGAATACTCAGAGCAATCACAAACCAATACTATAAGCTTTCCTACTTCAAATTTTGACAACGGTGATTCTTTACATATACAAAGTGACAGGGCCTCCTCTACGTTTTGGTCTATTCAGGGGGTCCAAGTTGGCAGTAAACAATATAATCTTATTGTTCATCAAAATAGTGGATTTGGTGGAGGTATAAATTTCATTACCACAACCAGTCATCCAGGTGGAGTTAATCCATATAGTCCGATAGGATCAGGTGAGGTTCACTGGGGAGAACTACATTATTCCATTCGAGATGGAAAATATTATACAATAACAGGTGAAGACTATAGTTAATAGAAAGATATATAATGCCAATATTTAGATATGGACCAACTGGAAATGCGATTTCTGTTGACACAGATGGAAGAATTCTAACAAACGGAGGAACCTCTGGTTCTACGCTTTCGGTTTTTTCAAATGGAGAAAACGGATATCCCGTAAAAGTTGATGCATCTGGTAGACTAATGATTGCTGATACATATATTGTCGAACAACCTGTAATAGTTACCGGATCTGGAACCTCTATAGATTTTGCAGATGGGATTATGGTAAATCTAAGTCTTAGTACATCAGGTACAACTTTAGATTTTTCCAACGTCATAGGTGGAGCTGATTATAAGTTTGTTATTCATCAAAACCCCGCTGGGAGTGGAACAATAACCTGGCCAGCAGAAGTTCAGTGGCCAGGTGGAACAATTCCCACGCTGACCGCTACAGCTAATACTGTTGATTTTGTGCTTTTACATAGATCAGATACAGATAGTGCTTATTATGGTAGATTCTACGCTAACTTTAGTTAAAAAAGATTGGATCAATATATAATGAGCATATTAGCATTTATAGCATCTATATTTAAGCCAGCAGTCGATTTAATCGATGATCTACATCTTAGTAAAGAAGAGAAGATGAAGCTGGAAAACGAGATGGCTAAGATACAAGTAGGTGTCAAAGAAAAAATGATAGAGCTGGAGAAAGCCAAGATAGATGGCCAAGCTTCTATTATAACCGCCGAAGCAGGAAGTGATTCTTGGCTAACAAGGTCATGGAGACCAATAGTCGTGACTGGCCTCTTTCTCTTGGTTGTACTTGAACACTTCGGAATCAATGGAGCTAAAGACCTTCCCCCTGATGCATGGGATGTTATTAAAATAGGAATTGGTGGATATATAGGTAGTCGTGGGGTAGAAAAGACTGCTGACAAAATAATGGGCCACAAGCAATTATTGAAAGCCTATAAAGACTTAGTTAAAGAAAAAATCGAAAACAAAGATTAACAATTGTAAGTTCGTATATAATAGTAGATAATGTGTTTTAGCATAGTTAATTTAACATGAGGGTTTAATATATGAAGTATAAAACAGAATTAAGAGCATTGGCTCAGCTAACAAAGATGTCTAAAAATGACATCTCTGAGCCGTTGCAGATAGTTAGATCTAATGCTTTATTCCAACCAACCCAAGATATGATAGATAGCGCAGAGCTTGGACTTAAGCAAGTTGAAGAAGGAGCGAAAGCTTCTAAGCTAAGAGTGTCAGTTGCTAATGATATTGCTAGTGGAAAAGATCTATCAATAAGTGCGGTTAACAGAATAAATAAGTATTTTAGCAGAAATGGCGAAGACACTGTTTCTGATAATCTATACGGGGGCCAAGAAGGAAAAGCTTGGGCCTCTGATGTTATAAACAAAGATACACTAAGATCTAAAGCATCTGAAGAGTTGGATCCAGATCTTTTAAGAATGAAGTCAGTTCTAGTTTCACAAGGAATGAACCTAAATGACGATGTGTTTCTAAAAGAAGAACTTGTAAGAGCTAGGTCCACAGGAGCTAATAAGCCAGTTAATATTGAACACGAAGATTCAGATATAATCGGGCACATACTTAGCACCTATGCTGTATCAAAAGATGGTCATATCCTAGAAGATCTAGATGATATTGATATAGAAGAAGAGATTGATATCGTCAATGAGGCTGTTATTTATGCGTACATTTTTCCTGAAATAGCCGGAAGAATTCAATCTTTAGCATCACGTAATCAGTTGTTTGTATCAGTAGAAGCTTGGTTCTCTGAATATGACTATTTACTTGGTGGCGAAATAATAAAAAGAACAGAAGCCACTTCTAGTGTACTTGAAGGTCACTTAAGAATAAATGGTGGTGATGGAAACTTTCAAGGTAAGAAAGTAGCAAGAGTTCTTAGAAGTATAATGTTCGGTGGCGTTGGGGTGGTAGCGACTCCTGCTAATCCTGAGTCATTGATTTTAGAAGTTGGAGACGTTGAGAACGCTATGGCATCTGAAGAAGTTGTTTTAGCCTCTCATGTCATTGGAGAGTATAGGGAGTCGAATGACTTAAGAGAGGCTCTGAAGGAGGAAAATATGGGAGATGAAGTACAGAAGGATGATCTAGATCTTTCTACTGATGAAACCAATATCGATCTTCAGGAGCAGCATCAAGAGGTTCAGGAATCTGAGGAGGCAACTCCTAGTGTCACCGCATCTGACAATGATTCTACTGAAGAGAACAAAGACGCCGATATGACCTTAACGGTTAAATTTGTAGTCGATGATTCCGAAGTAGTAGAGGCTTTAAGCCAAGCAGATGTTGTAGTTGATACAGAAGTTGTAGCTGATGAATCCGAATCCATTGAAGCTTCTACTGAGAGCGAAATTGAAGATTCCGTAGAGGAGATAGAAAACTCCGACAATAGTCAAGTCGAAGAGATTGAAGCTCAATTAGATTCGGTCGAAGCCGATCTCTTTGGTGCTCATGATCATCCTGAGATTATGGCTAGAGTTGCGGAACTTGAGTTTGTTATCGGAACAATGACTGGAATGTTTGCTAAGCAGAATGACATCATAGCATCTTTGGATGAAAAAGTCGTCCTCTTAGAGTCTGAAGCTGTTATAGCGCAGAGACATAATGACTTAGTGCAAGCCGGTCTAAGTGAAGAATTAATTAGTTCAAGAATGCAAAAAGCAGTGTTAATGGACAAGGATGAGTTTAATTCCTATATAGAAGATATAAAAGGAATTGTTAAAGCTTCAGAAGTTGTTGAAGAAAAAGAAGAAAAGCAAGTTGAGCAAGAACAAACTACTGCCTCCTCAGAAGAGGAAATTGTAGAGGTTTCTGAATTCAACCTTGATGAAATTGAACCTACTTCTACAGAAATGAATATTGAAGAAAACAATCCTGTGTCTGACACAATTCACGATAAATTTTTAAAAGTAGTATCCAGCATGGTTACTAAAAACAAGCGTAAAAGATAAGGAGTTATACAATGGCATTGAAAGCGCATCAGAATATTCACGCCGACGACATCAACTTCCGCCTTGGAAGTGTTCAAGAGCGTGGAATTATTTGCAATATTTCTACTACGGTAGATGGAGAAGTCGAAGTAGCGGCTAATCCAAGTGGTAAGCGGGTTGCGGGTCTCCTCCTAATGGATACCGTTACTCGTGGCCTTCCTGGAAACCTAACTACTCTTGGAGATGACACGGGAACGACCACGCTTCCGCGTAACATGAACAAGAATGAGACTTATGTCTCTGGTGTTATTCGTCTACTCAAAAAAGGTGAATGTGTAACCGACCAAGTTTCTGGAGCTATCGCTAAAGGCGCAACCCTTTATGTTTCTGCTAGTGGACAGCTTTCTGCTACCCAAGCAAATGCAGGAATGCAAGAAGTTGGTTACGCTCTAGAGGATCTCAGCGACACCTTTACAGGTTTCGTGAAAATCTACCTAGACGTTTAATTCTAATTATAAACAATTAAGATAAGAAAGATAAGGTGAACAAAATGAGTCATGAAGACAACACTGAACTAAATGAGAGAAAAGACTTGCTCAGATCTACCGCTGGGTCTGATCCGAAGAGTCTTGAGAACCGCGCTGTACTAGCGCAGGTTATGGAGCAGGTTTGGAAAACTGGAGCATTCGAGCCGGACATCCTTGATGAGATTTTTACCCGCATAGATGTTGCTCCGGGTATTGATGCTAAGTTTCCTCTTGACTTCTACAGCCCGACTGTTGCTGGCTCTGATGAGCATAAAGCATTCGTCGTACCGGCTGAAGGTCGCATTCCTAACCGCGTGATCGACGGCGATGAGGTCCACGTTCCTACTTATAAGATTGCTAATGCTATCTCTTGGAACCTTGAATACGCCCGCGATGCACGTTGGGATGTCATTGAGCGTGCGATTTCCGTTTTCACTAACGGTTTCACTCGCAAGATGAACGACGATGGCTGGCACGTCATTCTCGCTTGTGCCAACGACAACTCGGTTGTAAGTGATTCTGCCGCTTCTTCTGGAGTGTTCACTAAGGCCCTTCTAACTGGTATGCAAACCAGCGTGAAGCGTCTCACTGGAAACCGTGATGGCAAGCTCACTGATCTCTTCCTTAGCCCTGAGGCTATTGCGGATATCCGTAACTTTAGCGATACTTTAGTTGACGATGCAACCCTTCGCTCACTAATCAACCATGATGGTGAAGAGCCGCTTCCCAGTCTCTTTGGTGTTCGCCTTCGCGAGCTTCAAGAGCTTGGTGTTGCTCAAGAGTTCCAAACTTACCTTACTGGCACTATCAGTGCTTCACTCGCGGCTTCTGATGCTGAGTTCTGTGTAGGACTTGACCTCGGTCGCAGAGATAGCTTCGTAATGCCGGTTCGTGAGGACATGGAAATGTTCGACGACGCTGCGCTTCACCGTTCGGGTAAAGCTGGAGTGTATGGTTGGATGGAGCTTGGCTTCGCTTGCCTCGATAACCGTCGTGCGATACTAGGTTCACTCTAATCGTAAAATAACCAACTTTATTTGGTTGGACGGATAAATATGTTCGTATAAGGTGGGAGAGAG